ATCTGTGCTGATTTCAGAGATGTCCAACGCCACGCGGCTGACTTTCAGCGAGGTGTTAGGAGCAGTTTGGACGAGAAGAGTGTTCTTGCCATAGATATCACCAGTGTTAGTCGGCGCACCATCTGCTTGAATGGTGAACAGAACATTTGGATCATCTACGACATACGCCATGATATCGGAAGCTGCTGTGCTTGCCGGATATAGCTGGCTGAACGTCTTTTGATTAGTGTTCGGATCTGTGTACGAACACCCAAGGAAAACACCAACGATGTCGATTGCTGTCGAATCATCGCCAGTAGCGGACTGCTTTTCGATTGTGGTTGCGGTTCCACCGTCAACCAGTTGTACGATATCACCTGTAGCAATCGCAGTACCGTAGCCAGAAGCTATGGGATACTGACGGAAAGCCTCAAGAGAACCACTGTCTAGACGACCAATCGGGCGCAGACCGAAGGGAGCGGCTGCTGAAGACATATTTCTCTCCTTCTAATCAAGCCATTTTCAAAAATGGTAAGCGCCCCGTTAGGGTTACTTACCAAACGAAGTTTTAGTCGTGCGTTCTGGATTCAGAACGGGCATGCGTGGATCAGATTGACGGAGATAACTATTATCAACAGCATCCTGCTGATCTTGGTTCATCTGTTGGTGCGCGTCAGTTCTTGATTCAACGTAATCTGTGGAGTTTTCGCAAAGTAGCAAACCTCCAACCTCAACATTACCCTCAAAACGAGAATCGTGATCGGGTATTACCTGTAGTTCAGGATGATCTTCTGCTTTAACCGGTGTCCACCCATTGCGGAACTTAGACGACACGTTCTTGTTGTCTGCATCGCCCATGATCGATGTGCGTACCCAACGGTACTCAATACCATCACGAGGCTCTGGATCAGGCAACATTGTCGGCCTTTGCCACGACTTCTTGCGCTCTTGCTTGTCTCTTGACTCACTTGAGCGAGGTGTACGGTTAGACATTAGATGTCTCCTTCATAAGTTGCGCCGCGTATTGTTCAGGAGTTAAACCAAGCCTCTTGGCGAGAGAAACTTGGGTTGAGGTTAGCTGCACTCTGCGTGGTTTTTTTGCACTCCGGTTAGCGGGGGCAACCACGTTACCAGTTTGACGGGCCGGTGCTTCCTCAACTTCAACCTCGTCAAACTTGTCTGGAAATCTTTTACGCATAGCCTCATCGACTGCGCTATAATAATCTTCTACCCTTTCAGGGTTCATTGGATCAATGCCATTCTTTTGGAGACGACTATGGACCCCGAAGGCAAATCCAGTCATTTCTTCATCTTCACCAAACCACTGATTGTCCGATGCCCACTGCTTTGTTCGGTCATCAACTTCATATTTCTGCTGCTGTACCGGCTGTTTTTCAGGGGCTTGAGGAACTGGCGTTTCCGCCTTCCTTTTGACTGGCTTGTAGGACTCAACCTTAAACTTTTCGTTTTGTAAGACCGTAAGGCGCTCTTGGGCTTCTATGATTTTATCTGGATCGCCAGTTTCATAAGCCTCTTTATACGCAGCTTTTGCGTTATTGATCTGAGCTTCTACCCGGCCCTTTGCCTGCTCAACGAGTGTTGTCTCGCCATCTTCAAGAGTTTTTCGTAATTTGTTGTTTTCTTCTTGAACCTTTTGAGCATAAGAAACTGCTTCTTCACGAATGCGCTGGGCCTCTTCTTTCGCCCTACGTTCTTCGTGGTACTCATATTTGATTTGCTTGATGCGTTTTTGAACATTCTCTCCATAGTTGGAGATCTCTTCATCATCTTTTGATTCCGGCTCTTTGGCCTCTTTTGTCTTAGTCCGATCACGATCCCGCTCAGGGGTGTCATCAACAATATCGACCTCTAGATCGCCGGTATCAACAATATCCACCTCATTTTCCAGAGGTGCATCATCAAACTTTTCTGCTGGATTTGTACTCATGCTCTTTTGTATCCTCTTGGGTCTTCGACAACTGCTTCCACAGTATCGTCATTGATCAAACGAAATTCCTGATTATCAATTTTAAAGCGTGTGCCGGAATAAGACCGGAAAATAACGAAATCGCCCTCTTTGCAGTACGGGCCATTCGGGAATTTATCCTGATCGTTATAGGCATCAGGCCCAGATTTGACTACGAAGCCAATAACTGAAGCTGTCTGCTCTGCTGATTTCAGGGAGTCAGGCATGTAAATGCCAGCGTCCGTTTTCTCTTTAACCTCTAAAGGCTTTATCAAGAGTTTGTAGCCTGTCGGCTCTGGTATTTTGATTGCGACCTTCTGATCGACTTCTTTTGTTGCAGAATACATCCGTCTTCCTTGCAGTGATTCAGGTTCACAGTACCTTGCGGTTCTAACCGTATTACTCGTCTTGAAGTAATTTTTCTAAATCTAGTACATCTCGCTCTATTAACGCAAGTGCTTCTACTTTGCCAACAAGTCGCATGTAGGAACTAAAGTCCTCACAGCCCCCACCAGCCATATGATCCGCTATGTGGTTCATGTACTCACGGATCTTTTGCCTCACGGCTTCAAGTTCATTCATCGTTACCCGTTATCTCCCTAGCTATTTCACGCCCAAGCTGAATGCCGTCTCTGAGGTCTTCACGACGCGCATCGTCTGCGTCTTGGGCGATTTTGACTACAAGTCTAGCGCCTTCACGCTTTTCCTCCGACTCGATACGATCTTTCTGTACTTCGATATTTGCAGACTTTGACTGCATGTCTGACTGCAATTTAGCAACATCAAGCTGCTTTTTATGCTCAAACTCAGCTTCTTTCAAGGCAAGTTCTCGCTGTTGAATCTGTGTCAGTGGGTCTTGCTGTTGCTTCATGGCCTGCTCTTGTGCCACTTCTGCCTGATCTTTCTTCAACAATTTTGACGCTGCTTCAGCAGCAAGACGGGATATTTCGATCTCAACATCTTCTGGGAGCGGCTTATCCTCGTCTGGCATACCAACGCCAAGGTTCTTTTCAATCTCTTTGCGGTACTGGAACGCCACATGCTCTGTAACGTGGGCGGACATGGCGGCTTGGATAGCACCGGCAAACGGACTCTGCCCGACAATCTCTTGCAACTTTGGATCTTGTGCCGCTGCCAAGTGAACTTGGATATGTGCTTCGTGGTCCTGATACTTAAACGCTTTGACAGGCTCCTGCTTCAGCATCGCCATGTTTTCTGTAACCGGATCTGCTGGCTTGATGTCGTCAGGCAGCTTAATGATCTCATCAGCATCCTTGATGCCAAGAACCTCCAGCATCTGTCGGTGCAGTTTGCCCATGTCATAAAGATTAGGGGCTTGCTGCGCCAGCTGTAGGGCCGCCTGATACTGAACAACACGCTGAGACATGGTTGCAGCATTCGGGTCAGATACCGGAACAACATCGACGCGATCATCAAAATCCTTGCGTCGATCAAAATCACCGTCCATCTCGTATGCGTACTCTGACGGCATGTAGTCTTTGATGACCACAGCAAGAAGACCAAGCTCTCTTTTAAGCGCTGCATGTAGTCTGGCTTGTACACCAGACATAACCTTCATGCTCCGCTCCATGATAGCAAGCGTTGTTCCTACTGGGGCTTGCGGGTTGAGGTTTCCAACTTGTACATCCGCAACGGAGCCAACCCGTCTCCCCTCTTCGACGATATTTCCAAGCAGTTGATAGAGGACTGAGGACGGTTCTTTGTAAGGAAGGAATGCAATCGAATCCCTAATTGCACCGCCCGGTACGTCCACATCGCGGAACTCACCCGGCATGAGAGGCGAATCATCGCCTTTAATGCGAAGACCCCTAGCTTTGAGGCCAGCAGGGAGGTTCGATAGCGTACCAGCGTCAATAAGCTGACGAAGAATAGAAGTGGCGCTCTTAGCAAGACCGCCAATAAGATGAATAAGGCCCGTTCCATAGAACCCGAGGCCGGGTAGGTAGCGATAATGTACGAAGTGTTGTCTCTTACGTTTTTTAGGATCTCCCTCATACCAGTTCCTTCTCACTGACAGGACGATCCTAGACGATTTGTCTAGGGTAACAACGTATGGACGGGCTATGCCATCAGGATCATCAAACGGCTCTGGCATGTTCAAATCGACATGAGCTTCCAAGATTGTGTGCCGGTCATCGTCTTCAATGACTGCTGTTTCTCCGTCGATCTCGTCATACTTCTCCTGAATCTCTGAATAATCAGGCTCTGGATCTGGTAGTTCGATATCGCGGTAGAACCCGTTTACCTGTAGCTCGACAATCTCGTTTGAGTTCTTCTTCATCACATGCGTGTAGCGTGGGCATGTAGCTAGATCGGATGCGCCGTATGAAACGACAAAATCCTCTGCTGGCACGAACATCGCAGCAGGTCGCTCCATAAGCGGATCATAGTAAACTTTCTTGAAGGCAGAACCGGCAAGCGGCAAACGAAACAGCATTTGCTCTGTCTCATCGCGGTATTCGGTCATCTTTTCTGTTAGGAGATAGTTCATCTCCTCTTCGACACGCTGGGCCTGCTCACCCTTTTCGGCGTCTTTTCTGCCAACGATCTTTGTACGGACAGGCCCGGAAGCAGGGAATAGTTCCCCCATTGCCTGTGCTTGGAAGCGAACAACGGCTTCCGTGAGAAGCGGGTGGAACACTCCTGCTGCACCTTGCCAAGGCTGGGTGCGCTCTTCGATCTTCATGCCAAGGAGGTCCAAGCCGCGTGTGTAGCTTCTTGCCCAGTCACGCCGGGACTGTTTGTCTGTCTCAAAATCTGTAATCAGTTCTGACGCCATGTCCTCAAGGTCTGAGTCTTCCATGTATTCGGCTAGATTTGCGTCGTGGTCTGGCCCCATGATCTGTTCGACCATCTCGCCTGAGAAGTCGATTACCATTGACTCATCATCACCGCTAATCGAAACGGATTCTGGATTAACGATCTCGACCTCTACGGCATCGGTATCTTCTATATCGATGTCCGCTGGTATCATTGGTTTTTCGACTGCCATTCTAAGTCCCCTTAGTAGTATTCAACCGGTCTTCTGTAGATCGGCTCGTCGTCCCACTCATCCATTGAGCTTCTGATCCATCCACCTTGACGGAATCGCAAAAGAGCCTGCGTTGTGGAGTCCACCAAGTCGTCGTTATCGCCAGCAGGAAAAGCAGCGCATTCTTCAACAACTTCTTCAGCCCATCTTGTAGCCGGACACCACACAATGCCGGATGCGAACAGGTCACTAACGGCATTAACGCGGGCTATCTTATCCTGACCCCTCGACGGTGTAAACTCTGTCACCGGAATCCCCATAGCGCGAAGCTCGAAAATCAGCGGAGATCCGGCAGCTTTTGCTTCAACAATCATCTGATCCGGCTCGTACTCCCAGTATTTTTCGTAGGCGGCTCTCTTCAAATCAGGGAACTCCAGCTTTTCTTTGTAGGCATCAAGCAGGATTAGGTTGGGGATTGAGTCCCCATTTTCATTAGGATGATGGAAAACACCCCATGTAGTGCAGGCAGAGTAGTCGGCGCGTTGTGTTTTCAGAAAGGCGGTATCCCAACTCTGGATAATCGCATCACAACTTGGCGGAGATTCGTATTCCCACTCCTGCCACCACTCCCGTTTGATGAGTGCGCCCTCTTCTGAGGTGGGGTCTTGTTGGTACTGAGCAGACCATTTGGAGACAGGCAGTTCAGCCTTGAGGCTGTCTAGCTGCTCAATAGGCCAAAATTCGGGCCACAGGGGGTCACCAGAGGGCATGACGGCAGGAAGCTCTATAACCTCCCACTCATCGGCTCCTTCGCGCTGTACGGACGATTTAACGATCTGTCCGGTAAGATCTCGCGTTGACCACCGGGTCATCACGACAATAATCGCCCCACCGGGCTGTAAACGCTGTCGAGGTCCAGAGGTATACCACTCGTAAACCTTGTCATAGACCTCAGGGTTGTACGCGCCTACCGCAGCATCCTGCTCTGAGTGCGGATCATCAATAATCAGGACATCCGCGCCCTTACCAGTCACTGCACCGCCGACACCAATAGCGAAGTAGTCACCTTTTTTGTTGGTGTTCCAACGTCCGGCTGCTTTTGAATCGCTTGAAAGCTCAATACCGGGGAAAACTTCCTGATAATCTTCCTGATTGATCAGGTTACGCACCTTACGGCCAAATCCAACGGCCAGTTCGGCAGTGTGAGCGGTTTGGATAACCTTCTTTTCGGGGTATTGGCCTAGATACCATGCTGGGAACAGGTATGAAGCAAACTCTGACTTGGTGTGTCGAGGCGGCATGTTGATGATCAGGCGCTTTAGCTCTCCGTTTGCTACTCTCTCAAAGGCTTCAGCCATAACCTTGTGGTGTCTGCCACTAATGAAGGCTGGCCACATGCGATTCACGAACGTGAGGAAGTCTGTTCTGGACTCTTCCTTACCCTTCACCTCTTCAAGTTCAGACAGGAGTGCCAGAATCTCCTGTTTTTGATCTGGTGGGAGCTTTTGAAGTTTGTTTTTAAGTCCGGCTATCTGGTTCATCTAGTTTCCTAGGCGGTGACGGCGAGGAGAGTGGAGGAATTACCCTGCCTCGCCGGAGACACCGGGAGAAATAAGTGCCTCGGCTGAACTATATAGTACATAATGTTCATGTATATATATATAATACATAGTTCTATATAGTACATGAACTATAGACCTCCTCTTTTAGGTAGATCTCTTCCTCCCCTTCATCGATGCAGTATGCTATCGCAAGCTTACAAACACGACATCTCCCCCGGTTATCAGCCCGCAAGTACGACTCACACCTTGGGCAAAGTCCTAAACTCTCCAAATGCGCCATCCTACCATCACCACGCTGTATCAACATTCAATCTCCTGTAGTGAGAAATATATAGGGGGGTATGATTCCTAGACCCCTTTTGAAATTTGTACCCCAGTACAAAAACAACACCACATCGGCACTAAAAAACAAAGGGGGAGGGGGTATTATTTTTCAGGGGTATTTGTTTGTGTGGAACATCATGTATACATGACGACCATACGGCGGCGCAAACAGGGGGTGCGGGGGCCGGTGGGGGTTCGACCATCGCGTAAACAACAACCGGTAACCCCTTGTTATGACAGTAATTTGGGGTTTGGCCCTAATCAGCCATAAACCGCGCCAGCTTCTGCTGTAGCTCCGCTTCGATATCGTGGGCAGTGCGATCATCCTTCTGGCTTGTCACAATGTGTTCGCTGAATAGCTGACAGGTCTTGCCCAGCGCGACAAGGCTTGCCACCCGTGACGTATCGCTTCCCACCTTGGCTTCGTGCTTCAACTGATCTGTGATCCATATTCTCAGCTTCTCATCGTCTGTCCGCTTTCGTGCGGCGTTTTCCTCAGATAGCACCTTTATCCTAAGTGCGACCTTAGCGTTCTGTGTCGCCAGCTTACTGGCATTGGTCCAGACTGCGCTTGGCTTTGTCCCTTCCCCCACATTGTATGCCGCTCTATAGGCGTCGGTAAGCCGCTCACCCGATGCGACTAGCTGGGCGAAGTGTTCCTGCTTACTGGTTAGCTTGTCCTTGCCTGTATCCCCTACAAGGCTAAGTGATGGTCTGTCTGTATCCATATTAGAGTGCCTCCGCTGGTATGCGCTACGCTTGGTCGGGCGTGGCTCTGGGTGCTTTCCGACACACCCTTTCCGCTCCCCCGATTTTCAGCAATTTTCGTACTACCATACAAATCTAAGCCTTTTGGCTGTTTTTGTGTAGGGCTGAAAGTGGCTGTCACTATAGGACAATAAAGAAAATACAAAAAATGTGGATAATAGGGATTGACAGGAAACACTGATCCAGAATACACCTTCGGTGTCCAGCCCAGCCGATCAGGGGCTTAGGGACAGCGCAACCGCTATGGGAGATTGAAACCGCTAAAGATCAAGGTCAGGGGAGACAACCCCACGGGCTAGCACCCCACCACAAACACCGGACAGTTCGCGCTCACCGCTTTGATAGCTGGCTTTGCCCCATGCGCTAATCGCGAACCTAGACTGACCAGCTTGCTGGGTAACCTGACGGTTCAGATCAGGCCATTACAAAAACTAGGGCCGCACGGCACCAGTCGTGCTGCCCCTATTCATTTGACAATTTGTCACCACCAACAATCAGGAGACTGTCACATGGCACTAGCTTACACCGTCTATCAGATCATCCTCGACGACGAGACTGTTGCTCAGGTCAACAAAGATGGCTGGGGTTCCAGCAACAAGGCTTCAGCCTATGCCAAGGCTTTGAGCTTTGGCGACCCGACAACCGGCCTCAAGCATGGCTGCTACACCAAGGTCGCGGAGATCATTGCCGACGATCTTGATCATGTCTTTGAGATCGGCAACGGCGTCGCCCCCTGCGAAGAGGGTCGCATACGCCGCTACGCAAAGATGACTAGCATCAGCGTCGGCAACATTATCGGAGACGATTTTGGACGCCGCTGGGTTGTCTCGCCGGTCGGCTTCACGCCGGTCGAAGAGGCCACTCAACAATACGCCACCTAAACACAGGGCGGGGCTTCACGGCCCCGCCACTTATTCATTAGCTCATTTACCAACAACTCAAACCAAGGAGATATCATGGGCAACAAAACAACATTCGTAGCCGCCGCAGATCGTATCAACCAAATCGGCCTGAACCAGAGCCGCATCAACACGCTGAAGGGTGACGCAAAAGAGATCACCGCAGAAAGCCAAGGGCTGAAGCTGGACAGCTACTGCCATCTGATCGCTGGCATTGCGCCAGCCAAGCTGACCGCCAAGGCAAACCTCAACGCCAAGGATCGGGTCGGACTGAAGGGCGACCTGATGGCAGAGGGCCAACAGACCGACAGCATGGCTGACAAGCTGATCAAGAATGCAGTCGGTGCGCGGAACGTCTTCCAGATCGGCGGCGACAACTGGACACCAGCCGGTGTGCAGGAAGTGTTCGACGCAAACGATATCACTTCTGAAGCCAAGCTGATCAAGGCTGTGTCTGGCGACGATCAGAAAAGCAAGGTTCAGTTGGCCGTCGAAAAGATCGCTGGCCGCCGCACCACCAAGAAAAACGACAAGGGTGAGCGGGTCGCTGGCGACAAGTGGCTGGGCGGTTTCAGCTACGAGGAAATCGAAGAGTTCCACACCGCTCTGGAAGACGCCCTGCGTACTAGGGGCAAGATGGAGGCTGCCGGACAAGAGGCTGGCGACCAGACCGACCAAGACAACGCCGACGCAAACGAGATGCTCAAAAATCTGTAGCATCCACCCCAACCATGGCGGGGGCCGACAGGCCCCT